GTCGAGGTCTTCCACGATCATCGCACCGCCGTCAACGCCGATATACCAGGCGTTGTCGCGGGCGAGCGCAGGCGACGCCATTGCGGTCGTCGCAAGAGCTGCTGCAAGAGCAAGCTTCCGCATATCTTTCCCCTTTCAAAATGGTCACTAAGACTGCGACAACTCACTACTCCCACAAAAGTTGCATGGCAAGCTGAGTTTTTGCCGTTTCAGGACTATCCCTGCCGCCGCGCTTTTCCTTAAAGAGCGAGTCGAAGCCGCCTCCGTATAATTGTAAATAAATTGCAACCGATGTGAACTTGTTCGAGTTTGCCGCGCGTGACTAATGATCGGAATCACGCCTCCGCGATCAGCCCGTGACTGCGCAGGGCCGCCAGCAACTGTGCCATGGCGGCGCGGACCTCGACATCAACCACGCTTCCGCCCGCTGGATCGCCGATGGCGTCTCGGCGCGGCCCCACGATCCGCTGGCCATTCACATAATAGCCGTCCTGCCGCGCCGCGTCGGGCAGCCAGGATGAGCCGTCATGACGATAGACCGCGCCCTCGTCCGCCACCTCCACCCGCAGGCCCGCGCGCGGCGCGACGAAGCGCCAGCCGCCCGCCGTCAGCATCGCGAGGCAATGGTCCCGCCCCGCCCACTCCCTGGTCGCGCCGGAGGCGACGATCCAGCATTGCCCCGGCGCGGCTGCCCCCGGCGGCGCGGTTTGCGACAGGCTCTCGGCCCGCGCATGGAGCAGCATGTCGATCCTCGCCAGCGCCTCATTATGCGTGATTTCCTTCTGCGCCTGCCCTGCCGCCAGCAGGGGCAGGGCGAAACGGTCGCTCGATTCATCCGCCATGGCTCAATTCTCCTTCCTGTATTTCGTCCCGACCGATGCTAGATGGAGAGGCCGACGCTCGCCGCCCGGCCCACCCCATGCGTTCCGATCTGGCGGATTTCCGCGATGACCGCGCCGGAAAAGCCTCGCGCGCGATCGGCCGCGATCGCATCGGCGTCATAGATCCAGCGGGCCTCGCCGCTCTCCGCCGCGCGGATGAGCGTGCCGCCCTGCACCAGCTGGATGCGATACAGCTCCCGCTCCTCGACCAGCGGCGCATCGACGCCGTCGTTCCAGCGCCAGCCGTTGCGGCTGCGCCTCGTCCAGTCGATCCGCCATGCGCCGCCGCTTTGCACCGCCTGCGCATGGACGGGGGCGAGCGGCAGGATCGCCTGCCCCGTCACCAGCCGTCGTGCCTGCACCGGCATCCCATCCCCGACGCCGATCGCATCGATCACGAGGTCCGCGCCGATGCGCAGCTGGTCGACGGGAATGGCGAACAGGCTTTCCTGGTCCAGCAGCAGGAAAGGATCGCCCGCCTGCTGCGCCCCGATCGCCCATTCGGTCCCGCGCCGCCCACGCAGCAGATGCGTCAGCCGCCAGCGGGTTTCGCCGATCCTGTCCGCCCGCCCGAACTGGATCGCCTCCTGCCCAAGCAGCGCCCGGTTGGCGCCCTCCAGCAGCGCGGCGTCCTCCGCGCCCGCCAGCATCATGTCGGCGCGCAGTAGTTCCACCTCGACGGCGGAGCGATCGTCGAACAGCCACGGACTGACGGCACCAACAGGAGGCACCGCCACCACGCCCATCGTCGCGGGTGGGGCGGTCGTGCCGAGCGGAGTGAGGCCGCCGCTCGCCTCCTCCTCGACGAACAGCTCCGCCATGCGCCACCCGGCCTCCTCGCCCGCCGCCGCCGCGACCACCAGCGGCGCGGCCAGCACCTCGTCGGTTGGCGGCGGCAGATCGGCGAGCAGCAGATGCGTCGGGCCATGCAGCCCGTCCACCTGCACCACCGGCGCGCCCGCCTCCGCCGGAGGATCGGCCACCGCGCCGCCATCGACCCGCTTCAACCGCAGGCGCACGCCCATCGCCTCCCACTCGCTCTGCTCCAGCCGCCAGCGCCCCGGCTGCCCCTCGACCGACAGCACCGCGCCCGGCGCGAAGCGCAGCGCCCGCCAGTCGCAGCGCATCTCCATTGCCGACCGTTCGATCCACAGCCGCTGCAACCGGCGCTCGGCCAAAGCCCTCGCCGCCCCCGCGTCGAGCGCGGCGGGCAGGTCGACGCTCCTCTCCAGCCGCCCCGCGCCGGGCCGCTCCGCCCGCTGCGCCCCGGTCTGATAGTCGCGCGCCGGGTCGTAATGATGGACGACCAGCCGGACCGGCACATCCTCGACGCGCCCGCGCGACTGCTTCACACCGCGCTCTGCCTTGCCGTTGAAGACAGCGCCCGCAAGACCAGCCGCCAGCACCTCTCCACCGTCCCGCCCCTGCGTCAGCGCCAGCCCGGCGGCGTCCGCCACCAGCGCCGCGTCCATGCCCTCGGTCAGCGGGGCGAGCGCATCGGCGATGCTGCCGCCGCCCGCCGCATAGCCCGACACCATGGGCAGCGCCTCATCCTCTTGCGCCAGGATCGCCCCGCCGCTCAGGTCATGGCCGATCGCGGCAATGGACACCGCACCCTCATCGGCCACCACCTCGAAGGTCAGCGACGGGATGCGGTTGCCGAAATCCGCCAGTTGCAGATCCTCGAACACCGCATAGGCCAGGCCGCGATGGGCGGGCGTGCTCGCCATGCCCTTGTGCGCCGCGATCAGCGGATCGAGCGGCTGGTCCTCGCCGCCCCGGTGCAGGCGGAACGCGCCGAGCGCCGTCTTGAAATCGCCCGCCGCGCCGCGCAGCAGGTTGCCGTCCGCCCAGATGCGCCGCACCGCCAGCACCGCGCGCGAGGAAAAGGCGACCGCGAAGCTGGCGCTGTAGCTGTAGGTCGTCACCTTGGGCTGGCCCTTGCCCGCGCTCTGCCGCTGGCGCCGCTCGACCAGATCGGTCGCCCATATCACCGATCCCGCCACCCGCATCGTGCCGTAGAGGCGCGGTATCTGGTCGCCATAGCGGGAGGTCTGAAGCCGCAGATCGGCCAGTCGCGGGCCCTGCCGCGCCTTGGGCGCGAACAGGATCTGGCTGTCGATCACCTGCCCCAGCGTCGCGCCGATGGCCGCGCCGATCGGCCCGCCCAGCGCCGTTCCCACGACGGTCAGCACCATCGTCGCCATAAAACTCTCCTGTTCCGAAAGAGGAAGGGTCAGCCGATATCCGGGCAGCGCCAGCGGCCGAGCACCGGCCATGGGGAGGGGCCGGGCATGTCCACCACCCGCCCCAGCCCCGCATGCGCATGGATGTGGCCGCCGCCGGTCGCGATCATCAGGTGGAACTGGGCGACGCCCGCCTCCACCAGCACCACGTCGCCCGGCCGCTCGCCGATCGCGGGCGCCAGCCCGGCGGCGCGCAGCCGCGCCTTATGCAGCGCGAGCGCGCCGCCCCTCAGCCGGTAGCCGTTTGGCGCCGCGCAGCGATGCCCCGCGCCCGCCAGCGCCGCCGCGACGAGGCCGACGCAATCGAGCCCGGTCGCCGCATCGCGCCCGTGCAGGCGGAAGGGCGCGCCGACAAGGCTCCGCGCCGCCGCGACGATCGCCGCTTCCCGCCGCATCAGCGCGCCCCCGGATAGCGGGTCAGCAGGTCGCTGCCCGGCAGATAGGGTTCGCCCCGGAAATTGGCCGCATTGGAAAAGCGGTCCCGGCAGGTCGCGATCAGCCGGTCGCACCCTTCGGTCAGCAGCGCGCGCGTCCCCGGCGCGACGGGAAAGGCGGGCAGGTCCGAAAGGGTCGCGCCGTCCGCGTCATTGGCGATCACCGATTGGGTCAGCCCGCAATTTGCGCCCTCCAGCCAGCGCAGCGCGCCGAACGCATAGGCCCCCGCGACCAGCCCGCCTCCGCCGATGACCGCCCTGTCCTCCTCCATCGCCGCCACCACGACCAGCCGCCGATGGCGCGCAAGATCGACCCGGCACGCCCGATCGCCCAGCCGCGCGCGGCATCCGGGCGAGGTTTCCGGCGCGACCGGGGCCTGCAACGCCGCATGCGGGCCGCGCAGCTCGACCGCGAATTTCTCGCCCTGCTGCTCGACCGCGCCCAGCTCGCCGCGCATCAGCTCCAGCCACAGCGCGCCCGGATCGGTCCATTCGGTCAGGTGCAGCCACAGCGCCGCGCCGTCCCAGCGCCCGGCGCGCAGATCCTCCTCGCGGATCGCATCGCTGCTGAGCGCGCCCTGAAGGTCCATCGCGTCGGCCTCCAGCCCGATGCCCCGCGCGATGGCCGACGGAACGAGGCCCGGCGCCGCGCGATAGGGAAAGCCCGCCACCGTCAGATCGCGGTCATGGCTGGTGAGGCCCAGCGCCACCCCGTCGCGCCGCTCCAGCCGCCAGCAAAAGGCCAGCGCGGCAAGGTCCTGCGCCAATATCGCCGCACCATCGCTCATGCCCGCACCTCGATCAGCGGTACCGAGGGCGCTTCCCCGGCGGCGAAGGTCGCGCGGTTGATCTCCAGCCGGTCCTCGGCGAAGCGCACCGGCACGTCGAAGCGATAGCCACAGGTCAGCACGGCGCCCTCGCCCGGCGGCTCGTCGAACGCGATCACGCCCAGCCCGGCATGGCTCCAGCCGCCCGCCTGCTCCACCCCGTCGATGGCGACGCGGATGCTGCCCGCGACCGGCCGGGTGATGATCCGCCGCTGCGCATCCGCCCCCGCGCCATAGCTTTTCCCCAGCTGGAACTGGCTGGTCACGCCGTCGCCGGTGCCCAGCCGCTGGTCGATCGCGGTGACGGCCTGCCCCGACGGCCCGCTCTGATGGTCGAACGGATCGGTGAAGCGGAACGCCCGCGCCGCGCCCCGCCGCGCGCGGAAAAAGGCGATCAGCTCGACCAGATCGCTTTCCGACCGCACGCCCGGCCCGGCATCGAAGCCCAGCCGCGCGTCGGCCCAGTCGCTGCTGCGCCGTTCATGGCCGGACAGGCTCTCGACGATCTGGGTCGAGAAGGCGGGCGCCACGCTCGCCTCCCGCCCGATCGCCAGCGGAAACAGCACATCGTCAAAGGCCTGCAT